CTACTTTGATCTCCAAGCGATCGTATACGTCGGACTTGCTCACTAATTTTAGTGGGTTAAGCCACATGTATACTGTCCAAGGTTTTCATAGCCAGGATTGGTTTTCCCTAATGTCTAAATTCGATGAGGCTTGCAATAGCTTCATTCCCTCTTCGTTTATGTTGGGTGAAGACATACGCGATAATGCTATCTTTATTGATGCATTTAAAGCTGTGTTTAATCCAACATTTGCCGTGAAAGGATTAATCCATTTCATGACAAATCACGTTAAGGGTTTCCGAAAGAAGACATTAGGTGATGTCGGTCGTCAGATTGCGAGGGATGGAGCTGACTCTTGGTTGTCATACAACTTTGGGTTTAAACCAGCGCTAAAGGATATCAGTGATGCACTCGGTGCGCACGTTAAAGTGCAGCGCCGAATGGATTTCTTATCCAATAATGGTGGCAACTTTGTCCCGGTCCGTGTCAGAAACGATATCGCTTCTGACTTCACGAATACTGACGTATCACGCAATACTGCCCATCAGTTCTATATTAAGTGCGATTCTCGTACTTCTATAGGTACTATTGGGTGTATGGCGAAAATACGTGAAGACCTCAATTTTGGAGACACATGGTCGGCATACTTGCAATACTTCGGTATTAACAAGATTGTCGGCCTTGCATGGGAACTTGTTCCCTGCTCCTTTATCGTTGATTGGATTGGCAATGTAAAAGAACGTATAAATTATTATACGCGACTTAACACTGGTGGTCCTTTCACCGAGTTCCGCGGCTTATGTAGTTCCCTGAAGGAGCAAACAAAGTTAAATCTTTGTTGGCTCACTCCCGAGAGCGTAATAGCCCCGTAAGAGGAAGTTGTTTGTGCCGTTCAGACACAATCAGCTTATTCGCGAAACCTGAATATTCCAGATACATCGGGCGTTGTTGATTTATCGACGCTCGGTCTCTTCCACGGAGTAACGTCTGGTTCACTATTGATCCAACGTTACTTATAAGTCCGGAGAGTGCCGTCCACTCTAGATCGCCACCTAATAAACATACGGTGGCATTACCTTGGAGTTCTTCCATGAGCATTATCGTCACAAAGTCCAATGGGACTACTGATGTCACTTATACGATCCAGTCCCATGATGGCACGGGTCAGGTGTTCACCAATCAAGCTGCCGGTCTCGTTGAGCCCGAAAGCATCTTGGTGACTCATAACCTTCGTCCTCAAGGGGCTAAGGGAACCGATCGACACACCGTCTCTTACCGAAAGGTAAAAGTCGAGACCACTTCTCTCCAGAACTTAGTTCTGGGTATTAGTGTTCAGTTCGCGATTCCCAGGAGCGGCGACATTACTCTCGCAATGGTAAAAGATGCCATGGCGATGGTGACGTCGTATCTGAACGTT